ATGAAAACGCACTCTCCGTCGGCGGCGGTGCATGCGCCTATGGCTGATACATTGCCGCAACTTATTGCCGCAACGGCCCACACATTGCCTGAGCAGGTCAATGCCCTGGCGCGCGCGCGCGCCTTTGCCGAGCCCCTCATGGTGGGCGAGACGCTCGATTCCGGTGAGAACACCCTGGCCCATGCCGACGCCGTGGCCGCCATCCTCAAAGCCATTGGGGGGTCAGAGGCCATGCAGGCAGCCAGCTACCTGGTGTATGCCTGCGGGCACCTGACCAAGCCCCACGAGGTGATCGCCAAGGCCTTTGGCGACAACTTTGCGGCCCTGGCGGTGGAGACCACCAATCTGATGCGCGTGCAGCGGCAGGCGCGTGGCGCCCAGCAGGTGGACGACCCGGCGGTGCAGACCGAGAACGTGCGCAAAATGCTGCTGGCCTTTTCGCGCGACCTGCGGGTGGTGATGTTGCGCCTGGCGTCGCGTCTGCAGACGCTGCGCTTTCATGCGGCCAGCAAAACCCCGGTGTCGCCCAGCCTGGCGCGCGAATCGCTGCAGGTGTTTGCCCCGCTGGCCAACCGGCTGGGCATCTGGCAGGTGAAATGGGAGCTGGAGGACCTGTCGTTCCGCTTTCTGGAGCCCGAGACCTACAAGGAGGTTGCCCGCCTGCTCGACGAAAAGCGCGGCGAGCGCGAGGTTTATATGGAGCAGCTGCGCGCGCGGCTGGAGTCCGACCTGCGCGCGCGCAGCATCAGCGCCAGCGTGCAGGGGCGGCCCAAGCACATCTACAGCATCGTCAAGAAGATGCGCGGCAAGTCGCTCAACTTCGATCAGGTGCTGGATATCCGGGCCTTGCGCGTGGTGGTGCCGTCGGTCAAGGACTGCTATGCAGCCCTGAGCTGGGTGCACGAGCAGTTCACGCCTATCGTGGAGGAGTTCGATGACTACATCGCGCGCCCCAAGCCCAATGGCTACCAGTCGCTGCACACCATCGTGCGCGACGCCGCCGGCAAACCTATCGAAATCCAGATCCGCACCCAGGCCATGCACGACCATGCCGAGCACGGTGTGGCGGCGCACTGGGCCTACAAAGAGGCGGGCAGCAAGGGCTATGCGGGCGTGTCGGCCAGCGGCGAATACGACGCCAAGATCGCGGTGCTGCGCCAGTTGCTGGCGTGGGAGCGCGATCTGGCCGGCACCGTGCAGAACCGCGGCCTGTTCGAAGATCGCATCTACGTGCTGACCCCCGAGGCCGCCGTGGTGGACCTGCCCCAGGGCGCCACCCCCGTGGACTTTGCCTACAGCGTGCACACCAGCCTGGGCCACCGCTGCCGCGGCGCAAAGGTCGACGGCGTGATGGTGCCGCTCAACACACCGCTGCAGAACGGCCAGACCGTGGAGATCGTCACCGTCAAGGAAGGCCGCCCCTCGCGCGACTGGCTCAATGCCGAATTGGGCTACCTCATCAGCAACCGGGCCAAGGCCAAGGTGCGCGCCTGGTTCAACGCCCAGGTCACCCACGAAACGGTGGCCCGGGGTCGCGAGGCGGTTGAAAAACTGCTGCAGCGCGAAGGCAAGACGGCCATGAAGCTGGACGACCTGGCGGTGCAGCTGGGGTTCAAGTCGGCCGACGCGCTGTTCGAGGTGGTGGGCAAGGACGAGTTTTCACTGCGCAGCATCGAAACCCTTCTGCGCCCACCCGAGCCGGTGCTGCAACCCGACGATTACCTGCTGCTGAAAAAGACCCGCACCAACGAATCTGCCCCCAAGGGCGGCGTGCTGGTGGTGGGGATCGACTCGCTCATGACGCAACTGGCCAAGTGCTGCAAACCGGCGCCGCCCGACAATATCCGTGGCTTTGTCACCCGGGGCAAGGGCGTGAGCGTGCACCGCGCAGACTGCAGCAACTTCCGGGAGATGGCGGCGCGCAGCAGCGAACGGGTGATCGAAGTGGAATGGGGCACGCCCAAATCCGCGGCGGGTGCAGCCGTGTATCCCGTCGACGTGGCGGTGGAGGCCGCCGACCGTCAGGGTTTGTTGCGCGATATCTCGGAAGTGTTTGCGCGGGAGAAAACCAACGTCATCGGTGTGCAGACCCAGTCGGTCAAGGGCACGGCATGGATGACCTTCACCGTGGAAGTCGCCGACTCCGGCCGCCTCAACAAGGTGCTCGCGATTGTCGCCAGCGTGGCGGGCGTGCGCTCGGCGCGGCGACGCTGACCGACTGTGCTGCCACTCAGGCTGAAGGTTTCACCAATTTTTCGCAGGTGTCCAAAACCCGGTTTTTTACTGCTACAATCGCTCTCTCGAATACAAACAGGCGCGTAGCTCAGCTGGTTAGAGCACCACCTTGACATGGTGGGGGTCGTTGGTTCGAGTCCAATCGCGCCTACCAGTTTTCTGACCAAAAACTGAATGAAATCAAGGACTTAGCTGTAACGGCTAAGTCCTTTTTTCTTGGCCCGTTCGTTGAAAGAACGCGTAGAGCAACGTCATAACGCGTCATGTTGTCATAGCCTCGGACATAGTCGGGACCTTCTGCATGAAGAACACCTTCTGCACGCGCTTGGCGCCCGAGCCGTGCGCAGGGAAGCCCACGATAGCCTGGCGGTCGCGCTGCTGGCAGATGCCGCAGTTGAGGCAGTCGGTGTTGCCGGTGACCGCAGGGCACACCGTCACGAGGCGCCCGCCCGGTGTGCGCACGGGCGTGAGCTGGTCGGCAGGCAGCACGCACACCACTGGCCCCGTGCCCAGGGCGGCGTACGCATCAGCCTGCTCCAGCGTCTCGGCTGACCAGTTCACCGTGAAGCCCTGGTTGTTGGCCTCAGCCACGATGGCGCGGTTGGCCGCCGTGGGCTTGTGGTGGGTGTAAGTGAACCCACGACGCCCTTTGTTGGCGGCGATGATCTGGCGCACAGAGGCGTAGTGGATGCGCCCCGGCGCGCTCACCGGTAGGTCCCCAGCCTGGTTGTGCCTCCAGAGCTGATGTCGGGGCAGGGCGGCGACCTTGGCGCACATCTCATCGAGCGTGCCGCCGCGCTTGCCGCTGTTGACGGCCTTCCAGTGCAGGGCAAGCGGGCCGGACTCGGCGTAGCAGCCGTTGCCCTTGAAGCTGCAGGTGGGTGGGCAGCTGTCGGCGCTGGTGGTGGTCACAGGGATCGGGCCACATTTCGCATTACCGCTCACTCGCGTGAAGTGGTAGGTGTGTTCCATTTGTAGGTCCAGAAAGCAGAAAACCCGCCGAGTGGCGGGTTTCTTGGTGGTTGGCTCAATCAGCGTGCGCTGGTCGGGTGGTACTGTTTCTTGGCGGCGAGATATGCCGCGTGCGCTTCGAGGGGTGTGTCGAACACCCCGAGGTAGATACGCTTTCCGTCGGCGAGGATCTCAGCCTGGAACTTGGTGTGGTTCTTCGAGACACCACGCAGCCCGAGCCGGTTGTGTTTCCTGGCTTGGCGCTGGTTGTGCATATTCTCGACCGAGGTCACTTCGCGGAGGTTGGATATACGGTTGTTGCTCTTTACTTCATCCCAGTGGTCGACCTGCCCCGCAGGCCACCGGCCGAAGTGCAGCAGCCAAGCCACCCGATGCCCAAAGTAATACTTGCCGTCCAGCCCTACGTAGACGTAGCCCTTCTTGTCGAGGTACCCCGCGACGCCGCCTTGCAGGGCGCGAGGGCCGGCCCTGACCTTCCAAGTCAACAGCCCTGTGGTTGGGTCATAGCAAAGCAGCTCTCGGGCGCGCTCGAGTGTCAGAGCGCTCATTCCGTCACCCGCTTGTCGCTGAGGTGCCCCTCGAACACCGCCAGCACGAAGTAGTCGGACCAGAAGTCTGGGTCGCCGTAACCCTCGTCGTCTGGAGAGGCGTCGCATTGATACGCTTCGCGCTGCGCGGCGATCTGGGCCGTTTCAACGCTGCCCGCCATGACGTGCGCCATGTAGGTGTCCTGGCCGTATGGGTCAGCAATCCAGTCCGGGCGCAGCACCAGGACGGTGTACCGGCCATGTACAACCTCCGTGGCCGCCTGCAGCGCACGCACATGTTCGAGCGCATCCTCGTGGGTCATCGACTCGCTGCCGTTGTCGATCACGGCGCGGAGCTCTTCGTAGAGTTGGTCGGTGGTTTTCATTCCAGCTCCTCCGGCACGTTGAAATACTGCCCGCACGCTGTGCAGAACAGGCGCACGTTGCCCATGGGATCATCGCTGTACATCTGCTCTGCGTAGCTCGCGCCGTAGTCCCAGGCACCGCCTTCTTTCGAGACGGGCGTGTACTCGATCTGGTCTCTGGCGAGCACCAGGTCGTGGCTGCCGCAGGGGCAGACGCCGTCAGGCGGGAGGTCGATTTTGGTATCGGTCATGTCGTCACCCCGACGCTCTCCAGCACGCCGTCCTTGAGCGTGTAGTTCACCGGCTCGTCGCTCTCCACGGCGCGGCAGTCCGTGCAGGACAGCCAGCGGTTGAACAGGTCCTTGGCATTGGCCAGGGCTTCGGCTTCCGTGGCGAAGGCCAGAGCGTTCTGGTGGAACGTCTGGCCGCCGTCGGTGCTCACAGATGGTTTGAAGCTCATGATTTCTTCCTCACGTTGTTAGCAAATTGCGCCAGGTAGCCCGGCGAGTGGTGCGCATAGTTCTGGACCATGCGCTCGTCTTCCCAGCCGCCCAGCTTCTGCAGTACGTCACGGGGTGTGCCGTTCTGCAGGTGCCAGGTGGCCCAGGTGTGCCGAAGGCCGTGCCAGGTAAAGCCCTGGTACAGGCCATCGACGGTCTGGCCCACCCCGGCGCGCACGCACGCCGCTTGAAAGGCCGTCTTGATCTCTTTGATGGGCTTGCCACGGAACGTGAACACCCAGACCTCGTGCTTGCCCAGCTCGGCCTTCAGCACCTCAATGGCGCGGTCGTTGAGCGGGATGCCCAGGGCGTGGCGGGCCTTCATGTCCGGGGCCTCGATCCAGACCACAGCGCGCTCAATGCTCACGCGGTCCCAGGTCAGGCCCAGGACGTTGGCCTGCCGAAGCCCGGTCTCGATGGCGAAGGTGGCCATCATTCGCTGGTGCTGGGGCAGCTGCACATACAGCTTGCCCCACTGCTCCGGGGTGATCCACTCGCGGGGCTTTGCCTGCACGTCGCGCACCGGCAGCTTGGGCACGTCGCGCAGCCAGCCCTCGGCTTGGGCCGCATGCAGGATGGCCGCGATAGTATTGCGGTAGCGGTTGAACGTGGCGGGTGTGCGGCAGAAGGCCAGCGCGGCGACGATGCTCTCGCGGGTCACGTCCTGCAGCGCGCGGTCCTTGTAGTTGCGGCCGAACTTGGCCAGGCTCAGCAGATCAGATTCGGAGCGATCCGCCAGCTTGCACCAGTGGACGACGGCGTCGCCCCAGGTCTTGCCTTTCAGCTTGGGGGCAGACCAGAGGCCCGCTTTGATCTCGTCGTGGATGCGCTGCGCTTCGAGGCGATCAGCCGTTCCAGTTGATCGACGTACCCGTGGGTGACCCGGGACGGAAATGTTGACCGACCAGATGTCGGTTCCAGCTTGCTTATAGAGGGGCATAGGGGCTCCTGGTACTGGGCCCGCATGTAGGCCACCAGGTCGGCCTCCAGGAAAGCCCACTCTTTACCAATCTTTGCGCCGGGAATGACCCGCGCTCGCGCACGCGCTGCCAGCGTGTTCTTGTGAACACGCAGCAGGGCGGCGGCCTCGATGAGGCCAAGCGAGCGCGGTGCGGTCATTACACGTTCGCGTTCAGCCAGGCCAGCAGGCCCGCCTTGTCAGTCGGGACGTCGACTTCGTGGGTCTCGATGTCCGCGCGCTTGAAGCCGTCAGCGTTGAGCTGTTTGCGGCGCGAGGCCGCGTCGGCCTGTGAACCGACCCAGTGGGTCTCAGTGTCGGGGGTGGTAGAGCCGGGGTTGCCTGTGGCAGCAATCTTGTAGAGCTTCATGCGGATGCTTCCTGGATGGCGGGCTGGAATTGGACGTACACGGCGCGCAGGCGGGCCATGAGTTCGTCGGGGGTGAGCTGGGGGTCGAGGGCGACCATCTCGGACAGGACCTCGTTGTCCTCGCGGCCGTCCCATTCCTTGATGTAGCTGCCGTCCTTGTAGCCGTGCGCCTGGCGGAACAGGTTCAGGACGTTCTTGGCGATGTAGCTCTTGTGCAGGTCATCCCAGGTCATGTCTGCGCGGGCCAGCAGCAGGGTGAATGCTGTCAGGTGGACGTCGCCAAAGGCAGCGGCCCCGATCAGGACGTGCAGCAAGTCGCGGGCGGCAAGCTCGCGCAGGTCCACCGTGCCGGCCGACGCCGTGATGGCGTAGGTAGGCTGGCGGGATGCGGCGCGCAGGTTTGCCGCCGCTTCGTGCGGATCGCCTTCGGTGTGGACCAGTTCGTTGGACAGGATGAAGTGCCAGATGTCCACCAGCTCCAGCCGGAACTGGCTCTCATCCGCAACGGGCTTGGCCTTCCACCACTTCCAGCCAAGGTGGTCGAGGGCTTCGACGGCCTCGACCATGACGGCCCGGGTCCAGTTGTATTTGGCGCGCACCCAGTCAGGGTTCACAGTGGCGTTCATCTTGTGCTGCAGCGCAAGCTGCTCAAGAAGCTGAATGTTGGAGAGCACGGATCTGTTCCTCTTTGGTGTGGTTGCGCCTGGGCAGGGGCGCCCAGGCAACGGCGTCATCGCCCCACGTTCCGATGACGCAAACGCCACCTTGGGTGAGGATGAGACTCTTGGCGCCGGGTACGGCGGGCTCATCACCCGCCGCCGGGTACCGGTAGACAGCGTCACCGGCGATGTATGGCAATTCGTTCATCTGGCTGAATTCAGCAGTTGCTTTGCTGCCTTGACCGTCAGCTCAATGGCGCGGTCGTAGTTCTTGGGCGACACGCTCATGGTGAGGTGGCGTACTTTGTCGCCGAGCCGCAGCTCGTAGACCTGGTGTGTGCGTTGGCGCAGGAGCGCGATCTGCAGTCCGGGGATCTCGTCCTTGAGCCGCTTGATGATGGTCCTGCAGTGCTTCATGACATGTCTTGCGGCAGGCGATGGGACATGTAGGTCGGGAACCGCGGTAAGTCTTTGACGCCGTGTGTCATGTGCTTGAACTTGACGACGTGGCCGATGATTTCCTTCTGGTTCTTGAAGTAATACTCGGCCTCATTCACGGTCATCTCGCCGCTGCCCACGGTGATTGGCAGGCCCTTGGCAAACAGCAGCTTGCCGGTGAAGGGGTCGTGGAAGTCGGCCAGCAGCACGCCCTGGATCGAGCCAATCTGGCCGTTGTTCACCATGCCAGCCTTGGCCGACGAGCGCTCGGTGCGGCCCAGCGCGTTGGTCTTGGCTTCATTGGTATTGACCTCGCCCTCGCTCACGCCGGTGACGAGGATCTCAGCGTCGGCCCAGGGCTTGACGCGCCACAGTTCCTGGCCCTTCTGCGTGGCCCGGCCAGACTTGTAGGGCGCGTTTGGGTTGCGGATGATGGTGCCTTCGTAGCCCGCAGCGAAGAACTCGCTGATGTTGTGTTCGAGGTGCTTGGTGTTGTCCACCACGTACATCGGCACGAGCTTGACGCGCTCGTCGTGCAGCTGGTCGACATGCCGGGCCAGGAGCCGGTAGCGTTCTTCGTAAGGGAGGTTTACCGTCACGCTGAGCACCAGGTCAAACACGTTCCACTGCAGGTCGGGCATGGCGTCCACGCCCTTGAACCGACCCATCGCGCCCGTGGTCAGGCTGCACAGGCGATCGGTGCAGTTTGGTTTGGAGCCCAGAATCATCTCGCCGTCCAGCCCCAGGTATTGGTCGCCGCTGAAACGTTCGGTGATGCCGAAGCCATCGAACTCTTTGAGGCTGCGCCCCGTGAGCGTGCCCCGAAGATTCAAGGCACGTACGCCGTCGATCTTGGGTTGCACGATGCAGGGGAACTTGACTTGGTCGAGGATTGCGTCTTCGGCGAGCTGGGGCTTGATGGTCATTTCTTGCGGGCTTTCTTGGCGGGTGGGGCAGGTTGGTGGGAGCGCACGATGAGCTGCAGCGTCTTGACCGCCACGGCATCACCACTGAGGGCCAGGTTGTAGATACGGGCCTGCGCGGCGACAGCGCTCGACGCGGGGTGGTCCGTCGGCAGGGCTTCTAGCGCCCAGCGGGCCTTGTCCATGTCATAGACAGGGCACAGGTTCCAGCCGAGAGCCGCCGCGTGGGCCGACTCTTGGTTCGTTAGAAGATCGAACATAGATGAAAGATTTTTGGTCCGAAGAAAGCCCGCCGAAGCGGGCCGTCGACTAGTTCTTTTTCTTTATCACGATGGACAGGTGAGGCAACTCGATGTTGATGTTGTCTCCGTCCTCCGTGATGTAGATACTCGGGCGGTCGAGGATCGCCTTGGGCTTGTAGTCGATGACCTCTTTGGGGTGCTTCCATGCCGGCAACTCCTTGTTCTTCCAGACGTAGGCCCAGCGGGCACGACCGGCGACGGTGTCGCTGCGTTCGTTGGCCACCCGACTGACTTTCCCCTTGCGAAAGAGGATGCCCAGGTAATCCGAGACGCGATTGGCCGACGGGGCGACGGCCCTGATCGACTGCATGTCAAACAGCTGGTTACAATCTAGCGGCTCGGTAGCGGTTCTTAGCACCGCCTCGATGGCGGGTAGAAGCTCGTTGTGGCCTTCAGGGGTCATGGTTTATTCACTCCTCTATCTTGATTTGCCGACGCCTCCTCTTCGTTCGAGTAGGGTCTGGCAGCGGATGCAGCGATGGTAGCCAAGGCCGACCCGTTCGGGCGGTATGGCTTCCCCGCATGCGCAGTCACCGTCGAAATCCGGCGGTGGGGTGTCTTTGATCCGGGCGCGGGCGATTCCGGCCTGAACCTCGGATTCTGCAAGCCGTTCGGCCTGCTCCACAAAGTTCTCATCCATGATGATGGACTTCTTTCAGTATTGTGTCAGCCAACTCTTTCCTCGACATGAGATGCCGAAGAAAATCTTTTGTGGCGAAGGGCTGGTCCCAGGATGTACCTGGGAGCCAGACCCCGCCGTCCTTGGACCCGACGATCACGCCGACAGAGCGACCCTCCCCGTGCCGTGAGCGCAGCCATTCTTGCTGCAGGTACGAGATCGCCGGGTTCTTTCCGGTGAGGAGGTCGATGGCGGTGTCTGGGCGCTTGGGCACCACGATGAATTTGTATTCGACCCAGAGGTCGCGCACACCGCTGTACCAGACATCGGCGATGCCGCCGACATAGGCGTTGTGGTTTTTCATGCGGTAAAGCCCGGCAGGCAGGTGCTTGTGCACACTGCTGATGAAGGTGTTCTCGGGTCCTTTGGGCATCAGTCAGCGCGCCCAGTGTCTTCCGACAGGAACGTGACGTCGATCTCAGCATCAGGGAACATGGCGCTCAGTTTGCGGCGCAGCGTACATGCGGCGCAGGGGCAGTCGTAAGGCCCGGCTGGCATGGCCGCCTTGGCGGCTTCAGCCGCTTCGGCCGCTTCGATCGCGTCACGCAGCATCGCGCCGAAGTCGAGGGGCTTCTTGGTGTTTGCTGCTTCTGCGCTGTCCTTCAGCGTTTCATTCAGCTTCGCGTCGAAGTCGAACGGTTTTTGGGCGGGGGCCGGCTTCACTCCGTTCTGCTCAAACTCGATCAGCATGTCGATGACGTGCTTGGCCTTTTCCAGATCCTGGATGCCGCCCTTCTCACGGAAGCGGGTCACGTACTTGATGATGGTGTGCTGGCATGCGTCCAGCTCATTCGCCATGCTGTACTGCATCGGTTGGATGGGCATGTTTTTGTAGTGGTTGCCGCCAATCTGGGTGTCGAGTGCGCTCATGTCTTTGCTTTCGGTTTGAAGGGGTTGTTGGTTGCAGCGGCCTTGCCGAAGATACCCGTGTGGATGGCGTGCAGGACCTGGGCCTGATGGACAGCGTCGGCCAGGGCGTTGTGCTTCACGCCGGCGGACGGAACGGTTTGGGCAAGGGCTTTGGCCCCGGGCAGTTTCTTGTAGGTGCGGAAGCAGTTGCTGGCCCAGAACTTCCAGGGGATTTCCATCTGGATCTGCGCATATGCGTGGGCCAGCATGGGGATGTCGAAGTCAGCGCCGTTACTCCAGACTTCGTAGTCGTCAGTGCCGACCCAGTCGCTGAAATCTTCGAGTGCCTGCGGCAGGGTGGTCTTGTCTTCATGGAACACAGACTGGGCAGCAATGTCTTGCTTGAGCCACCACAGCAGCGTGTCTTCCTGAATATGACGGCCGAGTTCCTGGTTGCTGTCGATGGAAATCGATGCGTAGAAGCCCTGGTCGTCGATCTTGCCGGAAGTCAGGTCGAACTTCACGGCACCGAGGCTGAGAATCACGGCATCCGCGCGGGTGCCGAGTGTCTCCAAATCAATCATGATGTGCTTCATGTCTGCGCGGTCCAATCATCTAGGTGTAAAAAACCCTGCGCCTTTCGGCGCAGGGAAGGGCACTGCGAAGTACCGAATCAGGCAGTTGCGGCTTCGGCCGCAGGCTCGAGGGCGGCCAGCTGGGCGTTGATCTTGGCGCGGCCCTTGTCGGCAGCGGCAGTGGCCTTTTCCAGCTTCTTACCGGCAGCGTCCACGGCCTTCTGTGCGACGGCGATGGCCTTGTCGGCTTCCTTCTTGGCGGCTGCCAGGGCCTTCTCCGCAGCCTTGTGGTCCGACACGAACTTGCCGTGCTCGGCGTTCACGACGCCCAGGGCGGCCTTGAGGTTGGTCTTGGCGTCCTTGAGTTCAGCTTTGGACAGGGTCTTGATTGCTTTAGCCATGGTGGTATTTCTCCTTGAGTTGGCGATTGAATGAAACTTCGTTGAGCCGGACGGCTCGGGAAACCAGCCGGTCGATCAGCGACCTCCGGCGCAAAGTGCTGCTCTCAAGATCGAGAGCGGCAATTACTTCTTCCAGCGTCAGCTCGCCGATGACAGCCTTCAAGCTCGGGTACGAAGCCAGAGCGCGGTCCAGATACCATTTGCGAACTGCCACGGGTGCTCCTTAGCGGCGGCCAGCCACTGCAGGCTTGCGCGCTGCAGGGCGGGCGGGTGCGCGCGCAGGTTTGGCGGCTTCCTGGCCGAAACCGGAGACGTCGGGCTCGACCATCAGCAGCTCCTTGGCCTCGCCCTGGCGTGCGAAATGCACGGCCACGTTCTCGTTCGGGCGGGGGTCGCCGAACGTGAGCGACGCATAGGTCTCGTTGGGGTTGAAGTCCACCGAGGCGACCACGGCAATGGGCGGCATCTGGAACGTGCGGGCCACGGAGCCGACGAAGCCGTCGAAGCCCTTGAGCGCAGTAGGCGAGACCTGCAGCAGCCACAGCGGGGTGTCTGCGTCGGCGTCGGGCGGCAGCACGGCCAGCACGCGACCGTTCTTGCAGGCCTTGCCCTTGCCAGACGAACCGAACTGGTTCATGGGGCAGCTGGCGCAGTCGTCGCTCTGCTTGATCGGGCTGTTGTCGCTGGGCGTCATCTGCTTGGGCTCGGGATGGATGGCGAAACAGGCGGGCGGGGTGATGTTGTTCGGATCGTACGTTCCTTCGTAGAACGTATTGCGAGAAACGAAATCAACAATCACCAAATCCAGCGGGCCTTCGACTTTGGAGCCGTCGGGCAGCTGGAATTTCTTGTCCTGCGTGATGCGGATGTTGATGCCCGAAGGAGGGGCGATCTTGCCGGCCATGGCGGCGACCTGGGCCTTGAGTTGCTCCTGGATGGAGACAACAGCGGAGCTGACGGGTTTCTTGACTGCAACGGCAGTGCTGGGGGTTTTCTTGGCGGTGGCCATAGGTACTTTCAGTGGTGGGGTTAGGACAGGGCGCGCAGATTTAAGCGCTTCTTGGTGAACGGCTGGGTGCCGGGGACGACGCCCTTGAGCTCGACCATTTCGCGCCACGCAGGGTCGGAGACGCGGCGTTGCAGGAGGTGACCGTTCTTGGTCTTGTAGACCCAGGCCAGGAACGCGTCCCAGTCTTCGACGTTGGCGACTGTGGACGTGCTGATGGAGACGCCGGCGGCCTTGCCGGTCATCTTGTCGATGCCGTTGGCCTCCATGTCTTCCATGAGCTTGGACTCGATGTCAGCCAGCTGACCATCGAGATCTTTGATCGATGCTTCGAGCTTGCGCTTCTTCTCGCGCAGCTCCCACATCGAGTCGATCATGGCGCCGGGCGTGGCTTTCACCGGCTTCTTTGCTTTGGGGCTTACAGTGGCTGTAGGCATTTCGTCCTCTTTGGTGGTGTGAATCATATCACTGATCTAAGATAGATAAAAGATCAATGTTCGAGCGAAAGCTCTTCTTCGTCGTCTTCCTCGACGAGCTCTTCTTCGCAATGGCCCAGGATGTACTCGGCGATAGCCTCATCGCTGGTCAGGTAGTCGTGTTCTTCTTCGAGCAAGATGTAGAGGTCGTGCATGAGGTCGCGGACGAACTCGGCAAAGGTCTCCTCGAGCTTGTCGAAAACGTACCCTTCTTCGTACGCTATGTTCCAAGCGGCATGTAGCAAGGGGTCCTCATCGTCGTCGTGCGGGTTGTCGAGGCACAGCTCGCTGGAGAACGAGACACAGTTTGCGTGGTAGTAGCGGCCTTCATGGGACCAGGCCAGTGTAAGGCCCTCATCGGTCTTCTGGTACAACGTAACCAGATCGGGGCGCTTCATAGCCTCGAAGAATTTGATCCAGTTGTTGACTCTGCCGTCGAAGCATGCGCCGTCGCCCTGGCTCCAGAAGCCGGAGAAATAGATCGAATGGCGCTGAGCCTGTTTGCCGCCCACGGTCCTGATGGTGTGGGTGTCGACCTCGATGCCCTTTTCGGCGCAGTCCTCGACGAACATCTCGTAGACACTGTCCCACCATTCATCGAAGACGTTGATGTCGCGGTGTTTCTCGAGCAGGGCGTCACGGCGCTCTTTGCTAAGCGCCAGCCACCGGGGGTCTTCGAGTGCGGTCATGGGGGTTCCTTTACTACACTATTAAGGCTACTTACTGTAATTTTCCGCGAATCCGCCTTCAGCAGCGAGCGGGATTTCTGGGCACCACCACAGCGGAGTCGTCATGCACTTCTCCATGAAGGCGTAGCACTTGGCTGCGTCCTTCGTCTTTGGGTGCGTGACGGCTTCGTCGTGTGTCGTCATCACGACGGGGTACTTCGTGTCGATCATCAGCATCTGCTCTGCGACGATGATGCGGGCCAGGGCCTGCACCAAGTTTTCGCACAGCAGGCCGCCGTAGATCTTTTTGCGGATGTCGCCTGACTGGTAGCTCCACTCGTCCCAGCCTTTTTCGCCCTTGGCCATGCGCAGGTCGGGGTACTTGAGACACATGCCGTTGGGCAGGCGGATGTACTCGAAGCCGATCTCCAGACACTTGTACTGGATGGGCTCGAGGTCCGGGTTGGACATGTGTTCGATGAAGTCCTTGCTGCGATCCCAGCCCTGTTTGATGGCGTAATACTTGCGCCGGTAAGTGTTGACGATGTGCTGGCACTGGTCGATGGACAGCGCGATCTTGGGGCCGCCCAGGGCACCCTTGGCCAGAGTCATCTGGAGCTTCGGTGCGCCCATCTGATAGCCCAACCCGAGAACGCAGTTATGGACGATGACGGGGCCGTCATCGGTCATGACTGTGAAGCGACTACGAGGTCCGGCGTTTGCGAGATCGTAGACGTGCGTTCTCGTCTTCGAGTTCGCGGATGCGCCGCTCCAGGTTTTCGACCTTGCGCTTGTTGCCAGTGTTGACAGACTTGGTTGCAAACCGGACATTGCCGGGTCGGTAGCTGTCGTCGTTGTCGACCCTATCAAACTCCAGAGACGGGTCGTCCCAGCCAGGAAGCGTTTGCACGTACACCAAAAATGATGCTCGGTCGTTGCGCCAACCATCCCAGACGACAATGCCGCGTTCGCCATAGTGCTTATACGATGCGTTGCGCGGGTTGCTGCACCGACTGATAGCAGACGAAAGGCGGTTGAGTAGCCGCGCCCGGTGGTCGTCATCCGCCATGGCGTGCTTGTAGACCCGGTACCGTTTGACAGCGGAAGCGCGCTTGGCGCACACGTTGCAGCGCGTGGAACGGCCAGCACGTAGGTTGCCCGCGGCCACAGGGGACTCGTTGCCGCACGTACAGCGGCAAACAGGCCGGTGGCCTTCGAGCTTGCCATCGGCGCGGACATAGGGTTCCCAGCGCACGACGGTGAGTTCGCCAAAGATAGCGCCGACTGGAATAGGGAAGGGTTTGTACGGACCTCGCGCCACTCCTGCCACCCACGTGCCGTCAGAATTTCGTGGTCCCCGGTCGCACTCAGCCCCCGGTGCTTTTGTACTGGCTTGTACCCCTGGTAGATCAGTCCGTCGTGTTTTACCCATTCGAGGCCGTCCCATAGTAAATCCGTCGGTTTTACATCTGTTATAGATAAAAGACCACGGTTTGTGAATACGCGCGTGTCCCCAGCCAAGCAGACCTTGCCTACGTGGCGGTCGTTCTTATCTTCCTTCGTGATCTTGCGGCCGTAGATGTCTGTAGCGAACTCGCTGTACACGTCACGCTTGTCGCGGAACGCATCCAGAAGGTCGAACTGATCCCACAGCCACGCGTTCACGCGAGCTTCGATCTGGCCTGAGTCGGCCACAGCGATCTGGTGGCCCTTGTCGGCCAGGATGGACAGGCGCAGCTCACCACCACGGGTGAGGTTCTGCATGTTCATCTTGTTGTTGCCGCCCCAACGGCCTGTGTGGGCGCGATAGTACGCATAGCCCACAGGCAATGCCATACCGTTGGCGCCGGCCTTCAGGAAGCGCTCGGCCCGGGTAATATTGATCGTGGACTTGACCGCGATGCGCGTGTCGATCAGCTGCTGGAGCTTCTCGGACAGCTCAGCTGCTTCCAGGACGTCTTTGGGGTTGGCCGGGTCGAGGTGAGGGAAGTACCCCCACACCCGATCGGGCATGCTGACGAAGTCCAGGTCATCCTTGGCGAAGGCAAAGGCCCACTTGCTGTCGATGGCTTCCTCGCGCTCGGCCTGGTTTTTCTTCATCCAGGCGGGGCTCAGCTTGCGGGGCAGCTGATCGCGTGCAATGCCGAGGGCTTCGAACAGCGCAACGAAGCGCTCGTTGCTACCGACGACTTTCTTGACAATGCGCATGTCGCGCTCTTTGCCTTCGAGCTTCTTGTCTTTGCCGTCGAGGACATCGTCGTAGTCACGGGGGTTCAGCAAGTTCAGCAGCAGCTCTTCGCGGCGCGTGACCTCGCGTTCGTACTCGGTCTGGACGCGCGGGATGTCGATCTTCAGGACCGGAGCGCAGAACATGCGCGCCGTCATGTGGATCAGGTCCATCTCCTTGGCCGGGAACAGCGGGTGCATGGCGCAGAAGATGCGGAACGTTTCGTCGACGTCGTTGGCGCAGTACTCGGCGGAGCGCTTCCACAGGGGCTTGTTGGCGAAAAGCTCCTTGAAGCGCACGCCTTTCATGCCCTCGACGCCGCCGTCGATCTTGCCCTTGCCGCCGTAAAAGACCGACACGTCGTGCAGGCCTGCGCCAATTTCGTTGCTGTGCAGCCCCCGGGCCATGCCCAGGGTGCAGTAGTAGCGCTTGGGGAAGACACCGTAGTGGTGGCTCAGGATGAAGCCGTCGAACTGGATGTTGTGGCACAGCACGCTGTGCGTCTCCCAGTTGATCGCGGCCAGCTCGGCGGCGATCTTGCTGTGGGGCACCACCTTGGTCTTTTTGTTGCCGATCTTGATGCCGACCATCGACGCTTCAAAGCGCTCGTCGCGCACGTACTCGGACGTGGACAACTTGGAGAGCGTGTAGTCGGCGTCATAGAAAGTTTCGAAGTCAAGCGAGACCAGCCGGTCCCAGTCGACGTCTGCCGTCTCGATCTGCGGACGAGAAACGATCTTGACGGCAGCGGCGACCTTGGTCTGGGCCGTAGGTTTACGGACAGCGGATGCCCAACCCATCACGCAACCTCATTCAGCATGGCCCGCAGTCGGGTGATGCGCTCTTGGTGGTACTGCGCCATGGCAGCAGCGTACTCGGCGCTGCTTTGGGCCAGCAGGAGCTGGCGCTGGGCCTCCTCGAGCTCGACCTGGGCCAATGTGCGCGCGGAGGGCTTGCGGAAGATGTCAGAGAATTTCATAGCGTAGCGAACAGGTCGAGAAGGTTGGACATGCGGGCGTTCTTCTTCTGCAGGATCTCGTACACCCGCTCGTCAATCGTGCCGGGTGCGAGGACCGTGATGGTCTCGGTTTTCTGCGTCTGGCCCATGCGGTGCTGGCGCTTGGAGCCTTGCTCAAACAGCTCCAGGTCATAGGTCGGTGAGGCCCAGATCGTGGCCGTGCCGCGCGTGAGCGTGAGGCCGTGGGCTGCGGAGCGGGGGTGCGCGAACATGACTTGGTAGCGCCCTGCCTGGTAGGCAGTAACGAGGCGGTCGCGTTCATGTTCATTCACTGAGCCGTCAATGACGCAGAACTCAATGCCCCGCTTGTCGGCTTCGGCTGCTAGGGCATCGCGCTGATGCTTCCAGTGGAAGAACACCAGGCTGTGCTTGCGCTCTTCGACCAGGTCAAGCACCATCTTGTAGCGCCCGTCGTCGACAATGACGGGGTCCGGGCCTGTACCGTACACGGCACCTGAAGCGACCTGCAGCAGCTTGTTGGCCACCACGGCAGCGTTGACGGCGATGACAGATGGTTCCTTGCCTTTGAGCCAGAGCATCTGCGTCTGCTCCATCTGGTCGTAGGCCTTGCGCTGCTTGGCCGTCAGCTCGTAGCTCATCGTGTACCGGTGGTTGGCCGGGATGTCGACGCAGTCCTCGAACTTGTGGCGGATGACGATGTCGCTGAGCAGACCGAACACGGCCTCTTCCGCGCCGTCCTTGTCGTCCCAACGAATTGCTTTGTCGTTGCGGCCGACCTGGGTAGGCACGCACACGCTGTTGCGGAAGGCGAAGAACGACCGGCCCAGGCGGTGGCCGCCATCGAGCAGCATGACCTGGTGCCACACGTCCGTGATCGAGCGGCCGTTGGGCGTGCCGGTCATCGCTCGCTTGTATTTGAAGTAGCTGGCGATCTTGGCAACCGCTTTGCTGCGCAGACTGGTGGCGTGCTTGTAGGCGCTGGACTCATCAACAATGAGTGTGTCGAAGCGCTTGAAGAACGCCTTGGGCTGCTTGGCCAGCCACTTGACGGCGTCAGTGTTGGTGACATAGGCGTCGGCGTCCTGGTCGAATGTCGAGGCGCGCACGTCAGCCGTAGCCACCACGACTTTGAGTGCGGGGGCGAACTTCTTGAAGTCGGCCGCCCAGGTGCTGCGCAGCAGGGACTTTGGCGCGAGGATGAGAGCGCAGCCGGTCTTTTTCTTGCGCCGGCGCTCGAAGGCTTTGATGGCGACGAATGTCTTGCCAGTGCCGGGGTCGCTGGTGTCGAACACGACGTCAGTGGTGAGGTCGTGTTTGAGGGACTTGAGCTGATGTGCGAAGGCTTTGGTCATCTCACACCTACTTGACATTGCCCACCGTTCCAGGGGCCGTACTGGCACCATTGGCAGGTGAAGCGGGAAGGGTTGGCCGGCCAGGTGTCGCATGTCGTGAGTGCGTCACCGCGCTGGTGGAAGCGAGGCTTGAAGCGCAGGCCTTGGCTGCGCATGAACTTCTGAGAGGTAAGGTTCTCGCCTTCCTTCTGGTCCAGGTACCACAGCTCGGCAAACACAGTCTCGAGCTTGGGGTAGCGCAAGAACGTGACCAGCTGGTACAGCTGCAGCTGCTCGGCGTGCTTGACTTCGTTGCCGAACTTGCGCCCGGACTTGAAGTCGATGACGGTGGCTGTGCGCTCGTCGTGCATGACCATCGCGTCGAGCTTCAGGCGCAGCCAGGCGGGCACCCACGCGAAGACCTTCTTGCCGACCTTGATGATGTCGCCTTCGCGGCCACGCTCGGGCAGCTTACGGGCGGTGCCGGTGTGCTGCAGGTCGTCGGATTCGATCCAATCGCCGTTCCAGCCGCAGGGCTCCCAGTTGCGGTTCATGGCCCACTCGCCTTCCAGGCTTACGAGACCATCTTTGTGCATCGAACGAAGAAGTTCGATCTGAAAGCCAAAATATTTCTCGGCTTCTGGCGCGAGTTCGTTGTTCGTGCCGTTGATGTAGAGCTCGCAGGACGTGTGGATGCGCGTGCCGCGATCATTGGCGTGCTCCGACCGGCCGGGTGGTAACGGTCGTTCGGGCTCTGGGATCTTCTGGTCATGTTTGAGCCAGCAGAGGAACTTGCACTTCTCGAAGTCGCCGAGCTTGGAGTGTGACCAGCTTGAAATTGTCATGTTGTCTTCTTCATGTCGTCCAAAGATGAACGACTATACCTCAATGCGAATCGTGTCACCGAACGACGCGGTCTCGTTCGTCGTGCAGCACCACAGGGTGGGGAAGTCGGGTGGGGTGAAGTGGTGATCGCCATAAAGATCACTCAAATACACCAGGCACTCGGGCTTGAGGTTCTTCTCGGTCACGTAGTCGAATACCGGCTTGAACGCCGTGCCGCCACCGCCGTGCGGGGCGAACTTCATGTCGTCGTAGGGCGAGAAAACATCGACGTGGTTCACTTCGGCGTCGCAGTAGACGATGTGGACTTCGGACGGGCGTACAGCCTGCACGAGCGCGCGGATCTCGCCACCGAAGGTCTGCAGAGTCTTATCGTCGATGGAGCCGGATGTGTCGATACCGACCACAACGGGCCCCATGTTCTCGCTGTACAGGCCAGACAGATACAGACCGGCGCTGAGATAGCGGCGGTTGGGTCGGGCCCAGCTGTAATCGTCCTTGTTGGTCTGCGTGACGAACTGGCGCAGACGGTCGCGCCAGTCGACCTGGGGCCGGGTCGAGTCTTCGACGAAGCGCTGGAGTGAACCAGGCAATTTGCCTACAGCCTTGGCGGCTGCAACAGCCTGGATCGTGGCGATCTTCCACTCGGTGGCGTCGGCTGCGGTGCTGGAGGCGTCGCCGGGCATCATCTCGTCGAGTGGGCCCTGGCCGCTACTGCCGTCGCCTTCAGGGTCGTCGGGAAGCAGTGCGTAGACCTGGTCGGCGTGCATGCCCTTGTAGCGGGCATCGAGCAGCCAGCCCTCACCAATCTCGAAATTCGCGTCGGACAGGAGCTGGTTGATGACATAGTCGCCAGCGTAGTTCCATTTCTTCGGCTCGCGGCTGCCGCAGCGTGTGATGTGGTCGAACACACAGTGCATGACTTCGTGGGCCATCGCGCTTCGGCACAGTGTGTCGGTCAGGCCGAGCACGAAGTCAGGGTTGTAGAAGACATTCTTGCCGTCAACGGCGAGCGTCTTGATGCCGGCGCGCTCGACCAGACGGAGCCGCAGCGCCAGCATTCCGAAGAATGGTTGGCTGAGAATGAGTTGCGAGCGGGCGACAGTGAGCTTGTGGGCGGCTTGGGCGTTGGTAGTCATGATATGAGTGCTATAGCTGCGATAGCAGCGTGGAGTGATCTGAACGGGCCGGCGATGGGGTAGGCGCAGTTGTCTGTGTCGTCGTTGTGCCCGACGAGCTTGGCGACGAAGAAGCCGGGTACGAATGGGGTTTTGGCGACGACCACCGGGGCGTCATGCTCTACAGAAACCCCGTTCCACCAAAGAATCTCGTCGTCGTAGGCGTGCATCGCCCAGCCCTTGGGCAGGCTCTTCTTCATCTCAAACTCCCCAGGGGTTGGCGCCTATGAAGGTCGTCTTGTATGGGCGTTCAGGCACTGGGAGCGTTTCGACGCGCACTTCGACGGGCTCATGTCGCTCACGCGGCTTGGGCGGAATGCGTGGCCCGCGAGGGGCGATGCCCGTTCAATTTTTGTTGTCATTGCACTTCTTTCTGTCCAATGCGCCAAAATTCTCCATTCTTGCGCTTGGTTTTCATGTAGGTAACTGCCTTGTCCTCTGTAGAGAACACGGCAATGAGGGCACCATTGCGGCGCAAAAGGAATACGTCAGGTTGTTTCATGATTGGTTTTGTAGTCTTGCGAGGGCAGCTGTGATTTCCTCTTTCCCGATGCGAACACAAGGTCTTTCATCACCCCATGCGTCCTCTCCCGCCTCCACAAGATCGACCAACGCCTCCACCAGGCGCCGAATCAGCACATCGTCGCTCTTGCGCACTTCGGCTTCGACGGCATACCCAAATCCAAACAGTCGCCCCCATTGTGACTTGTAGCCTGTCAGTTGCTTCGCCCAAAGATTCATCATGTCGAGTTCACTCAGTGCCATGCTGGCCTCCTTGCCTGTGCTTGTTGATGTCATCCGGACACGGCTCACCATCCGGGAACTCGTAGGTGACCCGCAGTGGAAGTGGGAACACAGAGCCGACTGCCACCTTTGACCTGAGTTGTGCGTAGGCGGCATCACGGTTGCGATGCTGAGAGCGGTATTCACTGGCTACAGCGGTGACACCAGTAGGTTCGTGGGTGATACGAACCATGCGGTTCATCTTTGCCCAGTCATTCAACATGCTGGCCTCTTGATGCCGTGATGTAGCTCGGCATCATCTATGCCCATGCGATAGCTCCAGCCGCACACGTCTTCAGGCGGGTGCTTGTTGAGCATCGCCCGGATCTGCTCATCCGTCAGCGGCACCGCCCCGGCCTGCGCCTGGGTGGGCTGCGGGGTGAGGTAAACAGGGCGAATCTCCCAGCCCAGCGCAAGTAGGCGACCAGCCACCGTCCCCTTGTAGCCCTCCTTGCGAGCGGCCTCCAGAACTAGGTGCCTCACGCCATGCTCTGTCTCATTGCTGTAGCCTGGAAGTGGTATCCAGCCAGCCTCACCGCCACCCTCATACCAAGCACAGGCGGTGTAGAAGTCCGGCGCCACCGGCGCTCCCGCCCCTGCAGGTGTGCCCCACTTGGCAAGGACTGCGCGCATGATTGCCCGCTCAAAATGCGGTTGGTTGTCTTGCGGATACATACGCTTGAGATAGGTGGAGATCAGCCCATCCAGATCTGCATCTGTAGGTGTCGGTTGCGTTGGTTCAGTCATTTGGTTTCTCCTTGCTTGCGGGCTGCGTCCACGTCAGCACGTCTGGCGTTGCCGGAATAGTGGACACCGAGACGCCGGAACTCTGCGCCTGAGATACGCAGTAGCAACCAATCCAGCCGCGCAGCATCCTCCTGCACGCTGTCTGCCGGGGCACGGGCTGCTTCCCACAGAACATCGACGCAGTTGAGCGCCGCCTCGCGGTCTGACTCGCTTTTGAATGTCGCGCTGCGAAGGAAACTTCGGATGTTCCGCTCGGCTACGGTCAGTAGCTTGTCTCCTTGAGCGCTAGGATGGCCTGCGACTTGGTCCGACCCGTTGCCCACTGGTTGTCCCAGCGCCAACGAGCAAGCCATGTCCCGTTGTTGTCCGGGTGCGGTAGGGTTTGGATCAGTATCCAGTTGAACATTCGTTTCTCCTTGAATCGCTGGCACGCTGTCTGCCTGTGCCGTGGGGGACTGGGGTGCTGAGTTTTCATGCGGGTGCGAGATGCACTCCACCTCGTATTCCTCGCCATCGCCAACTACTTCTGTGATTCGGTAACGCGCAGTGACACTTTTCCACCCTGCTGTCAGTTCGTACTCATCACCAACCTTGGCGTCATTACCAAGGCAATCGTAGATTGCTTGTGAATCTGCCGGGTGGTCGAACCAGCTATCACCTTCGTTGGTTGACCAACAGTTGAACCTCGGCACCGTTGCTGGCTCCTGCGCCTCCTGCTGGGCCAAACCCTGCTGTGCTGCTGGCTGCGCTGAGGCTGGGGCACGGGCTGCGAAAAGCGGTATCGTGAATTTGCCCGCGCTGGTCTTGCGAGCGGGGATGTACTTGCCGAACGGAGCTTCATCGGCATCCACGAAATTAGCGAACTGCTCAGGCGACAACCAAAGCACTGGCGCTGGCTGGGGCGCTGGCTGTGCTGCAAGTAGCGCATCAATCTCGTCGGCCAAATCTACACCCGCTGGGTACGCAGGAGCCTTGGTTGTGTCAATGAAATCACGGCATCTAGCCAGGATGCCGCGGATGTTTTCAGGCGCTGGCTGTGCTAGTGCTGCTGTGGCCTGCCCTGCAGCAAGTGCGTGGAGGCGGTCGATTTCGTCATCGGCGCGGATTGCCCAATCGTTCAGGCGTTCAACCCCTACCTCGTCATAGTTGCCCATGTTGAGTTCAGGGCAGCCCTCAATTGCGCGGTCAGCTGCATTTGCTGCGAGATCTGCGAGCGCAGAATCAATAAGGCGCCTGTCATCGTCAGAGCCAGAAATACAGCATTTTCCCTCTGGGTCACATAAAACAGAAATGAGCGTTTCTATTGCATCCATACTGCCTCCGTTTTGAATGCAAAACTCTTTGCCGTAATTGGGGTAAAAACGATGTTGCGAAGTATCCCTTTGCAAAAAACGGTCATGCTGTAGTTCTCGCACATGAAATCAACCACGTCTGCCGTAGTCGTGCCGTGATAACCGTCCATCTGGCTCATGTTGCCGAGAATGCGGCGGGCTTCGCTTTGTGTTTTGTCACTCATCAATGTCTCCTTTTGGTGCGGCTGGTGCTTGCCCATGGGATGCGCTGGCAATCCAGCCAAGCCAACTTGCCTCAACGTGAGAGTGCTTGAACATGGGCCGCCCCCATGCGTCAGGCACTTCGTACAGCTCCAAGTGCCGATGCGCATCCTTGAATGCGATGCGCTCCTGTTCGCGCTCCACCGCTGGCACGCTCCCTGCCGCCTGTGTTGACGGGGTGATATTGGCCTGATAGAACGCGCCGTCAAGAAACGCTCCGGCGAACTTGCGTGCCATGTTTTCGCACTCAACTTCGCGGCCAAGGTAGAGCTGCTGATTGCCGTCACCTGCCACCACTGCGAAACGGTGAATCATGCTGTCGTGCGAGTGGACCACCTTGTAGCGAGTCAGAGCTATCGCATCAATGTCATCCGGCCCCGCAACTGCGCCAGCCGATGGTGCAGCATCGGCTGGTGCTTGCCCATGGGCTGCGCGCAAGGCATAAGTGGCGTCTGCGAAGGCGCGCATTTGGTCGGCGGTATAAAGCGGGCATGTACCGATCAGGAAGCCTTCTTCGTACACCCGGCCCGCGTAGTTGCTGGTGGGCGTCGCCGCATAGGCCGCCCCCTGCTGTGCTGCTGGCTGCGCTGGCGCAAACGTTTCTTCCAGTGTCTTGTCCACATCTGAAATCACAAGATGTGCGAGCTTCAGTAGCCAAAGCATTTCTGCACTCGTGGTGGGCTTGCGAATCGTAATGAGATCGTCTTGCACCACTGCCTGAGCTGCGTGCGAAGGCTGGGGCGCTGGCTGTGCTGCAAGTAGCGCATCAATCTCGTCGGCCAAATCTACACCCGCTGGGTACGCAGGAGCCTTGGTTGTGTCAATGAAATCACGGCATCTAGCCAGGATGCCGCGGATGTTTTCAGGCGCTGCTGTGACCTGCCCTGCAGCAAGTGCGTCCTTCACAGCCTGCAGAGCAGTAGCTGTTTGCGCGTTGTAGCTGCTGTGGCCTTGACGGTGGCGGGCCTCTGCATATGCTTCTATCAAGTCGAGCAGGTCTGCCGCGCCGCTGGTGTGGGTGGGGGTGACTTTCATGTCACTCTCCCACCAGTGCCGCCCAGCTGACCGGGAATATCGGTTGTGTGATGGCTGCGATCTGTTGTGCCAGCTCGTTTGCAGCTTTCTGGGCGTGGTTGTCCAGGCGCTGGTTGCACACGCGGCTCCAGAACAGTAGCGAGCCGGTCCAGGTCACCGTGGTCATGGTGTTCAGGGGCAGCACGATACGGGCTTCTTCGGGGGCAACGCCGGCTGCAATCATCTCCTCGTAGGTGTCCAAGGCGTGCACCGCCACCTTTTCAGCTCGGTCTGACAGGTCGTCTTGAAATACCTGCGGGCCGATGACATACCCGCTCCCCTGCTTGATGTCTTCAGGACGACCGTGCCACTCTTTTGGAAACCAGAACTCCGGCTCACTGGACATGTAGCGGCGTGACTCTTCGGACCACACACCACCCACCTGGTGCTTGACGAACTGGCGAGCCAGGAACATCGGCAGCTTCATGCGAATCTGCATGTGCGGGTGAGCGAAGGGTGCCCAGTGCTGTGCAGACTTTTTGTAGTGCTGGAGGATTTCGGTCAACTCACCTTCACTACCGTGCTGCGCGTGGTCGATGATCTCTTTGAGCAGCGCGTCCCAGTCCTGGGTGCGAAACCCCGTGGCCAGGAAGCGGATGAGGTTGGCGTCGGCCTGGCTTAGTACATGGGGTGGTTCATGGTCCAGCTGATTGCCTTCTGCGTCTGCGGGTGGGTAGGCATACACCCAATCACTCTCTTTCCCGAACGACGTGCGGGCGGCGTTTACGACCGTAAGGTCCGTTCCAAGGTGATCCAGATACTCGACTGTAATTTCAGCTTGCTTCATCCGACTTCCTTCAAATATTCAATGAGTTTTTCCTCGGCCTTTTTGACGGTCGGGTCGAGGTGTATGTTTTTGCGCGACAGGCCGTTGCGCCACTTCATCTCGACGCGTGCGCGGCCAACCTGGGCCAGCCGTCGGGCGAGCCGCAGGATTTCTTTCTGTTCTTGTGCCGTCAGCATCAGCTGAACTTTGGGTGACGGCCACGACGAGGCGGCTCGTGGTTGCTGATTGCAAACTCTGTGCGCGCACCGAAGGCGTCGTAGGCGCCTTGCATCCATGTGGCTCGGTCAGGAACCCGGACTGCGAGCCTGGGCCACAGTTCGGTGTCTTGGAATGCGTCGAGGCTGTCGGGGTATTTCGGAACCGCGTTCGGCTTTGTGCTGGGCTCGCCACATAGCGCCCGGGTTGTCTGAACCCAGTCAAGAAAAGGCTTGGTAGCTTTGCGCACCAGGGCTGCGCGTTTGAGACACATGCGCTCGCGCACGCGCTGGTCAGCTGGGCTGGTGAGTCGCCACAGGTGGTTGCCACAATGTTCGAAACGCAGGGCGCCGACTGCTACGGAATACCAGGCTTGGCCCTCGAGGGTGTGGGCGACGACCATCGTCTCGTCCGCGTGGCTTGTTACGGACAGCCCAAGGGGCAGCGTCGCATAGAGAAACTCACGTGACGTCTTTCTGCTGTCAGGTCTCACAGCGACAGCGCCGTCCGGGTAGTACGTCACCAGCGGTGTGTGGTAAAGCACCAGCTCATACGCCTGATTCGAAGGGTCGAACTGTATGCGCTTGTGGTACGCCCTTGCGCCGTCCAATGGGCGCTGAAAAGTGCCCCAGCGAGACGTGCGCGGTTGCGCCGTGTCGTCGAAGCGCTTTTTAGCAGCCGCGTAATCTGCGATGCGCGGGAGCTTGTAGCAGTTGTTGCTCCATGACATGGGCTTACTCCTGTGGCATGCGCTCGAGCAGCTCGCGTGCAATCTGTGCGGTCTGAACGCGAGCGCCGGGGGAGACACGAAGCCTGGTTGTGGGTACCAGCAGCTTGTCGCGGATGTCGTTCTCGACGGCGGCAATCTCTGGGTCGTTGGTGACGTTCAGGCCGCCGAGTACGGCGACCAGGTCACGGGCGTTGTCCATGAGTGAGTCGCGGATAACGCCTTTCTCTTTGCCGCACTGTTCGGCGATACGGCCGACGACTTCGCGCATGCGGCTCCAGCAGTCCTTAACCATCTTGGCCTGGCGCGTGGCCACGGCCTGGGTGATCTGCGCGCGGATTTCGTCCTGGGTCTCCTGGGCCACATCGACGCGGAAGTCGTTAGCGTCAGGCACAGGGGCGATGTCCAGAGAAATGTCGAACATGCCGAACAAGTCACTGGGCTGTGGGTAGTCCTCGGGCCGGTACATCGTGCCCAGGCGCAGGCGCGCGTCCTGGACCAGCTGGGGGTACAGCTTGACGAAGTCAGAGACAGCCGTCTGGAACTGCTGCTTGTACTTCGTCAGCTCCTGCTGGTAATCGAAGAACAAGTCTGCGGGCAGGATGCGGTGGCCCTTGTCGGTCCAAGGGAGCGTGCGCGAGTAGTGGTACTTGCGCAGCTCATTGGCGACGCTGTCGATAGCGGCCAGGTGGGCCTTGTCGATCAGGTGTTTGTTATAACGCCCGCCTTGCTTGGCGGCGTGCGTCTGGTCCACCTCGGCCGACACAGTGCGGTCGTGCTTGACGGCGGTCCAGCGGCTGATCGTGAGATCGACCAGCATAGAGCGGTTTTGGATCATGTTGTTTCTTTCGTCAAATCAGCACTGCTTGGTTCGAGCTGAGCCACTTGATTGCTTCACGAGTCTTGAGCAGGTCACGATTGGCGCCGCATGCCGAGCGCATGAACAACACCTGGAACTCGATAGGCAGGCGAGCCATGTAGGTCATCAGGCGGCCCAGTGTGTTGGGCGTGGCCTTGCTGTCCAGCATGGTTGAGGCGGCGAACATGGTCGACGGGTTGTCTGACACGCGCGCTTTGTCAGGATTCAGCAGGATCTCGTCCACAGTGGGCAGCTCACTGGCCATGCGGGCGAAGGCCAGATATTCCGAAGTGGCGCCTTCGCCGACGGAGCCTTTGATGAGATCGAATTCGGTGTCGGCCGACAGATTTGACTGGCGCACGCTATCGGCGAAGGCCCACGAACGTGGCGTCGGGAACGCACGCGGGTTGGTGGTTGCATCGAACGAGTGCAGCAGCTCAGGCCTGAAGTGCAGGAAGCCGCGGGTGATGTCGCTTATGTCGTTGGTCATGGCCCAAAGGTTCCAGTCCTCCAGGTTGACTTCAAAGTCGATGTGGACGAAGCGGTTGGCCAGCGCAGCGGGCTGGGCGTTGACCACCGAGCGGTCGCCAGCGCGGTTGCCGGCGGCGATGATGGCCCAGCCGTCAGGCATGGTGTAGTTGCCCAGCTTGCGGTTCAGGATGAGCTGGTACGCCGCAGCCTGGACGGACTGGGGCGCACTATTCATTTCGTCCAGGAACAGGATGCCCTTGCCCTTGGTGGGCAGGAAGTCAGGGGGTACGAAGGCCATGACTTCGTTCTTGCCCGTGCCGCGCACAACAGGAAAGCCCTTGAGGTCCACGGGGTCCATGAGGTTCAGGCGAACGTCACGGAGTTCGAGCTTGAGGTCTTCGGCGACTGAGGCAACGACGTCGGACTTGCCTGCGCCTACTGGGCCCCAGACGAAGGCGGGGCGCTGGCGGGCGACGAGGTGCTGGAGGGCGAGTTTTACTTGGGAGGGGCGCATTTGGTTTCCTTTCAGTCGTTCCGGGAAATAGAGCGGATGCGGGTCCGCGTGAGATAAACGATTACGAGTTAAAGCGGCGGTGGTCTGGGCCTGGCGTGACGACGTAAGTGCCGCCGGCTTTGTTGCGCTCATCGCGTTCACGCTTGGCAGCAGGCTTGTCGCTGAAGTAGGTGTCAGCGACGAGTTTGCCGGTAGAGGTGTTGCGGAGAGCGAAGAGGCGAAGTTTCATGGGTGGTCCACTTGTTATCGAAAAAGATGAAAGATTATGACACGAGCTTGGTGGCTAGGTAGTCAACAATCTGGTCCGGGCGGATAAAGATGTCGGAGCTAAATCCACAGGCCAGGCTGCCCGAAAGCCGGCAGTCTCTGGCATAGAACGCGCAGACCAAGATCGAGTTGTTAGCGACGGTACAGGTGCTGTCCAGTCCGTCCACACGCACGACTTGTTCACCGAGGATGGTTTCTGTCTTCATGACACGAGGTCTTCGTCCATCACAGGTCTCCTACTAATTTGCGTGCCAGGTACTCAGGGAGCTGGTCCTCCAGGTCGACTTCAAAGTCGATGCGGACGAAGCGATTGACCAGCGCGGCGGGCTGAGCGTTGACCACCGGGCGGTCACCGGCGCGGTTGCCGGCGGCGATGATGGCCCAGCGCGGCGGGTTACTGACGAGCATGAGGTTTTCGTCCATCACAGGTCTCCTACTAATTTGCGTGCCGGGTACTCAGGGAGCTGATCTTCAGTGATGAAGATCGTGTCGTTTGGGAATGTGTCTGCTTCGCAGCCGTTATGTGCGAGGCAGTCGCCGTACGCCATATCATAGAACGCACAATTTATGCGCGTACGCCGCGTGCCGGCTGTGCCGCACATCCCTTCGTGCCCTAGGACGGGCAGCACGCGTTTACCAGCGATGGTGGTCCATGCAAGTTCGGCCATCACAGTTCTCCTAGCAGCCGCATCTCGAGGTATTTGTCCTTCGGGATGTAGATGCCGCCGAAGCACTCTGCGGCCTTGCACCGCGGGTCATCATCCACGAACGCGCAGTCCTTGCAGCCAGTGTTCTCCGTACGCCTGGCGAACACGACGAACTCGCGGGGCGCGATGCGGACGACGGAGCTGAATGGCGGCGGGTGCTCGGTGATGTCGGTCAGGGTGAGTACGACGGTCACACTGCCTCCTTAGCTTTCGGTGCGCGCTTGCCGGCGAGTTTTGGGGTAGTCGTCGAAGTAGGCGCGGAAGATGCGCTTGAGTTCGGCGACGCGAGGTGCTGGCTCAGATAGGTCGGGAACTGTGCCATGTCTTTCCAGCGTACTTTGATTCCCCGGACTGTTTTGTTGTTGACCCATACAGCATCCATGTGAATGCGGTGGTGTTTGAGGAGTGACGTGAATTTGTTCGGGCTGGTGGGCATACCGCCCACGGTGAAGTCGAACAAGGTGCGCAGCTCTTCGCGTGCCACGGCGCAATCGCCGCTGGGTTGTGTGCGCGCCATGGCGTTGCGCAGCACGTCTTCGTAGTCCTTGACCTTGTTGGCCTGCAGCGCGTTGCGCAGGTGGCTGTTGTCGGTCGGCAGTTGTTCGATGAAGAAATCGAAGTTGCCTTCCAGCAGCGCCGAGCCCACCGTGTCGATCGAGCTTTCGCTGATCGAGATCATCGTGTCACGGTCTGCGGTCTGGATGATCTGACCGGCCAGCTCGAAGTCGGCCGGGTAGTTCACCAGGTAGTCATAGAAGGCCTGCAGCTCTTTCTCGATGCCGTCGATCTCGGAGTCAGTCATCTGCAGCTTCACTGACTGGTACTTGCCGACATTGAAGCGGCGGTCACCCTTCTTGATGCTGACAGGGTCAGACATGTTGGAAGAGAAGATCCAGTTCGTGTAGTTGTGGACGATGACATCATTCGAGTACATGGCCCGGATCGGGATGGTGTCCTCGGTGATGAAGTTGCGCAGCTTGGCCATGACGCCCTGCTCGTTCTGTAGCGCCTTGGTCTGGACCTCATCGACGAAGACAAGGAACGAGTTCTGCATGAACTGGTTGTACTTCTCGTTGAGCTCCTCCATGCGGCGCAGCGCGACGTGGCCGCCAAACAGCGGGCGCAGGATCTTACCGACCATCACGCCCTTACCTGTGCCTTCCGTGCCGTGCAGGACCCACGCGGTGCGTGTGCGGTCGCGCGTCTGCACGATGGTAGCCAGCCAGTTGATGTAGTGGTCGAAGATGGCTTGCTCGCCGCCCAGGGCATGCCAGATGACTTTGTGGATCGTCTTGGGGATGGCCTTGGGTGACTTAGTGCCGGCGTTGAGCATGTACTGCGTAGGCTGGAACTTGTTGACGGTGCGGTTCTGGACGTCGACGCGCACCATGTCGGTGGGATCGAACGTGAGGTCCCATTCTGGGACGAAGTCGCCCATAGGCACGCCGTATTGCTTGGCAAAGTGACGCAGCTGTGTCTCGTTTTTTGCTGGCGTGATGTCCAGCAAGTCGGCGGCTGCGTCGTACGTCCCACGCCAGTAGACCCCAGTGCTGCGGTCGAGGAAAGCGAGATAGGTTAGACCGTTGGAGGAGACACGCGTCGATGAACCGGTTCCAGTCAGTTGCTGCCAATAGTCGGGCAACAATTCCTTGGTCAGATAGGCGGGCTCGCCTTTGAAGTTCAAGATGTAGTCCGGTGCGTTCTCGGGGTGGTAGTACGCCCATGAGTCCCCTCCGTTGAGGTTGAAGTAGACGAAGCCGCGCTCGGTCTTCATCTCGGTGATGATGCACTCGTCAGGCTTGAGCATGACCTCGGTGCTGCCGTGCATCTTGTAGGTGATCTTGCGGGCTGGGAGGCCGGACTCTTCGCGCAGGTCAGCGATGCGCTTGTGGTTCAGCTCCTTGTTCTTGCTGGAGCTGGACACCAGGCCGTTGAGGCTGAGCTTGTCGTGCTTGCGCTTGACGTACGAGATGCGCGGCGTCTTGCCCATCGGGTCCTTGATGCCCTTGAGTACTGGGGGTGCGATGTAGATCAGCTTGTCGTTCTGGCATGCACTGATGTCCAGCGGCCAGGAGATGGAGTTGCCTGTCTTGGTCAGACCCATGGAGCCATGGAGCAGGGGCACCTCGTGGTTCTTCTGGATGAGCCATTGCTTGAGCAGCGGAGCTGCATAGGGCTTGTCCAGCAGCATGAAGATGTGAGCGCGCAGGCGCTGGTTCTCGATGCCGTATGAGGCTGAGTACTGCACGATGTAGCTGATGTCGGCCAGGCCCATCTCAGCCAGAAACAAATCGATGGTGAGCGGCGCACTCTGCGACTTGCCTGACGGGGTGACCAGGTCAATGGTTTCGGGCAGCCCGTCCAGGTCGAGTACGAGCCACTCGGTCGTGCTGTTGGTGTCTGTGCTGCCAGCGCGAGACTCTTTAACCAGTGGGCGTGCGATCGAACCCTTCAGCGCACAGTGGCCGAGTGCTGCGTGAGTCTTCAACAGATGTTCGAGCTCGACGAGCGACTTGCACGGCTCGGAGTGCGAGGTGAACTCCCACACGAATGGGTAGGGGGTCTTCACGACAGCGCCGGATGATTTTGAGTAGGTCTTGGTGAGGGGTACAGAGGCCTCGAGGAAGATGATGTTCATGGTCTATCTTTGTGGATCTTTTGCAGATGTTCGAGCAGAGGGCGCACGTCCAGGCACAGCACCTGGTGGGGACACTATCCTACTACCTATTTAATACCTTATACTCTTATACTTATAAATATAAACTCTTAAGAGAATATAAATATATAAAACTAAGTACTAAGTACTATGTATATGGAAACGAAAAAGATTCGGCCCCGAAGAGCGTAAGTTCTAAGGGCTCAGGACGACGCTTCTTGCGCCATTTTTACGGCGGTCCCGAAGATCGCGCGGCGCATTGCAGCTAGGTTGTCGCCGGTTGATTTGCTAAGGCATTCGACGCCTAGACCCGGGCCATCCACTTTTCCGGCACTGACTGTACGTTTGCCACTGAGGCTTATGTGTGCTGTATACGTATCGATGCCGAGGCGTACAGCAAGCTGCATCGCATCGCCGTTGTCTATCCGCGGGTCCCACCACGTACGCCCGCGTGTTAGGCCGGTACGGTCGTAATCTGCTGCGCTTAGCCGAGGGACCACCCAACGGTCATCATCTTCGCTGAGATGTCCTGGGATTTCGGCAAACTCTGCCACCAGCTCGATCAACTCTTCGCTGTTGTACTCGGTATCTGTCATCTCATCTCTCCTTCAAGGCCCATAACTCTACCCCGCGCGATGAGAGCGTAGGGCTTACGCCCTACGCTCTCATCTCTTAGCCGACGTTCACGGCGGCAGCAGCTTCGCGCTGAGCATGCGTCTTGAAGCGCGAGCTGTTCAGCACGAGCTTGAGTTGCTTGTTCACGTTGAGCACGCACATGCACACGTCGTCGAACTCGGCGTCCGACAGGTTGGTCGACGACGTGGCGTACTCTTCAGCACGATCCGCTGCGGTCATAGCCGACTCGATCAGCGTGCGCTGGTTGTTGGTGTCCATCGTGTGGAACTCCTGACCCACTTCGGCATCCAGCGTGACTGCGCACGCTTGGCGGAACATCTCGTACACCGCACCAGCTTGCTCTTGCAGCGTGAGGCCTACGTCCTTCAGCTTGTCTTCTTCGCGCTGCACACGGCGTGCAACTTGTGCTTGTGTCTCATCAGCCGTGAGGTCGTACGCCTTAGCACGACGCTCGACGCTCATCGCAATGCGACGCTTGGTCTGCGGGCGCACCTTCAGGTTCACCTCGTTGAAGAACACATCATCCAGATCAGGGATCTGAAACGACTTGGGTCGACCTTGGTAGTCGATGCACAACGAGGTGAGTTCTGATGCCAGGTTGTAGGCGCCCTCACGGTGCAGCATGAGTTCCTTGATGGTGGCGACAGGGCCAGTGGTGATGGAGCCAGCATCTTCGAAGGCATATTCGGCGAATGCCTGCTCTTTGAGGGCCATCGACAACTCGGCCAGACCATCAACGCCTTTCTTGTACTGGTCTTCGCGCACAGCCTTGAACAGCTGACGCGCAGCACCTTGGATGAGCGTGTCGATACGCCATGCGGTGGATTGGGCGATCTGCGCAGCAACGTCTGGGTTGGGCACATCACGGATGAAATCAAACAGGCAGAACGTGGCGGTGGAAGTGGTGATCTTGGACATGGTGAACTTTCTATTTAAGTTAAACGATGCAGGAACGCATCCCGGTGTGCTCGATGAAGAGCACACGAGGCTGAGATCAGATGGGGAGTTCGCAGCGTTCGAGAATCAAGCGCTGGGCGTGTTGCTCGCTACAGCCGAGCAGCTGTGCGAGTCCTTCGACCTTGCGAATAAGCAAGGTCTCGGGGTCCCCCGATGGCCAGGTCAAATTCCCCCA